CCTTACAAATTAGCAATTATTGACGAATGCCAAAACTTCAGGGACCACATCAAAGATCTTATTGATGAAGTACTCACACCCTCGATGATGGATTATAACGGGCAAATCTGGCTACTCGGAACCCCGGGACACATCCCCGCTGGTTATTTTTACGACGTAACCACCGACAAAATTGCAGGCTATTCAAAACATAAGTGGACCCTTTTTGATAATCCCCACCTTCCAAACGCAAATGAGTTTTTGGACGCTCTCCTCGAGAGAAACAGGTGGACCCGAGATCATCCCACCTATCGCAGGCAATACCTCGGAGAATGGGTCATTGATACAGACGCGCTTCTTTATAAATTTAATGAACTTAGAAACGTATGCTCCGAGATCCCCACCTTTAAAACTACTCATAGAATCATGGGAATTGATTTCGGCTATGACGATGCCACGGCCTGGGTAATTATAACCTGGCACGAGGGGTCAAAAGATCTTTACGTCGAATATGCTTTCAAAAAATCAGGAATGATTCCTACAGAGATTGCCGAAACTACGAAGAACCTTATCGACCGCTATTCACCCGTGAAGATCGTCGCAGATACTGGCGGGCTCGGTAAAAGTATAGCCGAAGAGCTTAGGCGCAGGCATTCAATCCCCGTCCACGCCGCCAGCAAGACCGATAAGGCTACTTATATTCAGTTTATGAACGATGATTTCGTATCTGGCAGATTGAAGGTCATGGCAAATCTAACCAATTATATTTCAGAGAGTCAGATGATCACGAAGGGGGAAAACGGTTTAGAGGAGCCCGACTGTTTATGTGATTTAGCGGACAGCGCTCTTTACGCCCACCGAGAAGCGAATCACTGGCTTCAGCAATCTCAAAAATTTATTTCGAGAGATTCTCAGGAGTATATGGATGAAATGCTTGAAAAAGATGCAAATAAGGGCAAAAATAGTCGAGATTGGTGGGAGAAACTCGACAATGACAATTCCGGGTTTTAATTAAAATGGGGACGGATCTAAAAACAATTCAAACGCTTACGAAATTTGCCAAGCGCAATAAAATCGAAAAGCTTAAATTTGCAGACAAGTTCTTTACCATCGAAATTGAATTTTCAGCTGCCGGGCTCATGACCACTTCAGAAAAAAAACAGATTGAAAAATTAATAAGCGCGCCTCCTAAAAGTGAAGAAGAGAGGCGTAAAGAGTATGAAAGTGATTTATTTTACTCCGCACAATAGGAGTATTCAGTGTCTAAACAAAAAAGTTTTAATTGGTGGGATTCCACTAAGTCAGACGCCCATGAAAGCGTTTTTGCCGCAGTAGCGTTTCTTGATAAAAATCAGCAATACGCAAATCAAGACTTTCTGCGCTATGCAAAGCTTTATGGAAATTCGGATATTGTAGGGCTTACATCATCAAGCTATTCACGCGTGGACTCTTCCAGCTCTCAAATGTCGAGACTCACGCTGAATGTGATTAAGAGCTGCTGCGACACTGTCACCGCGAAAATTGCGAAAAATAAACCACGCCCCTATTTTCTAACTGACGGTGGCGACTGGTCCATGCAAAGACGCGCAAAGCAAATGACAAAATTCGCTAGCGGCATGTTTTATAAAACACGTATTTATAAAACCGCCCCACGAATATTTTTAGACGCCTGCGTGTTTGGGCTTGGCGTCGTTAAAATATTTGAAAAAGACAATCAACAGATCACAGCTGAAAGAGTTCTGCCCTGCGAGATTATGTTCGATGACGCTGAGGCGTTCTATGGAAGCCCACGGCAAATCCATCAAGTAAAATACATCGACCGCGCCGTTCTTAAAGGAATGTTTCCCGATAAGAAAGACGAGATTGAGAATTCTAATCGCAAGGTTCGAAATGATTTAGGCGTTGGTTTAAATTTAGCAGATCAGGTTCCCGTGATTGAGAGCTGGCACCTACAATCTGGACCCGACGGAACAGACGGACGACACATGATGAGCATCGATAATGCCGTTCTTTTTATGGAAGACTATGAGAAGGAAACTTTTCCCTTCGTGTTCTTAAGGTGGACAGACAGGCTGATGGGATTTAGAGGAACCGGGATCGCTGAGGAGCTTATGGGAATTCAGCTGGAAATTAACCGGCTTTTAAAAACGATTCAGCTCTCGATGCGCCTTTGCTCGGTGCCAAAAGTTTTTGTAGAAAACGGCTCGAAAGTTGTGATGGAGCATATCAATAATGAGATCGGCGGCATTATTAGATACACAGGGCAAAAGCCAAATTATGAAGCCATCAACGCCGTGCCAGTCGAGTTATTCCAGCAGGTGGACAGGCTTTATTCGCGCGCTTATGAAATGAGCGGAATTTCCGCGCTCTCTGCGCAAAGCAAAAAGCCCTCGGGTCTTGATAGTGGGAAGGCGCTACGAGAATTTTCAGATATTGAGTCAGAAAGATTCGCGACACAGCAACAGCAATACGAGCAATTTTTTGTTGAGGCAGCTGAGCAAATGATAGACCTGGCCAAAGACATCTATGACCGAGACGGATCGTTTGAAACCGTGGCACCTAATCAGAAAAACATTGAGCGCATTAAGTGGAAGGACGTGAAGATGTCCAAAGACGAGTATGCGATTCAAATTTTCCCCACATCGTCTCTAAGCAAAACTCCTTCTGGAAGATTGCAGGACGTGCAGGAGCTCCTACAGGCTGGATTTATTGCGAGAGAAGACGGTCTTAAGCTTCTCGACTTCCCCGATTTGGAGGCAGTGTTAAATATTGAAAACGCCGCTTCAGAAGATATCGACATGATGATCGAGGCAATGATAGAGCGCAGCGAATACTTCTCGCCCGAGCCCTATCAAAACTTAATTCTGGGCATCAGAAAGTGTCAAAGCTCCTACCTAAGAGCGAAAATGAATAAGGTTCCCGAGAAAAACCTTGAGCTCATTCGACGATGGATCTCAGAAGCAGAGACCGTTTTAAACCCTACACTTCCCGAACAACCAGAAATGCAGGACCCAGGAATGATGCTGGACCCAGAAATGATGGGTGCGCCGATGGCAAATCCTGAACTTCCTCCGCAGTCGGACATTTTACCGTTTGCTCAGTAAATAAAAAAGCCATCACAGCGTGAAGCAGTGATTTAAGACGCATCGCGATTCGCGTCAGCATAACCAAAAAGTAAGGAAACAAAATGCTAGACTCATTGTCAAATCCATCACCCGCGGCCGCGCCTCTACCCGCTATAGTCCCCGCACAGCCAGAGACATTAGAACCCATTGTTATTCCAGAGGGTGAAAAAATTGCCGCCCCTGAATCGGTAAGCGCCGAAGATCGTTTTGCCTCTAAATTTGCCGCGCTCTCTAAGAAAGAAAAAGAGATTAAGCGCCAGCAGACGGAGCTAAGGGAGCGTTTGACCGGTCTCGAGGAAAGAGAGCTTAAATATAAATCCTATGAAGCCAAGCGGGCGACCGCCAAAGAAGATCCGCTAGCGTATTTAGACGATGCCAACCTGACCTATGACGATTTAACCCAGTATTATTTAAACGGAAAGCGCCCAACTGCCGAGACTAAGATGGGCGCGCTCGAGTCTAAGCTTGAAAAAATTGAGCAGAGATTGCAGGAAAAACTAAAAGAAGAAGAGAGCCTGAAAATTCAGGTAACCCTAAAAGACTTTCAATCAAAAATTGCCGCAACGCTTACAGGTGATTCTGAAAGGTATGAGCTCACAAATACTTTTGGAAACCCTGAAACGGTGTATAATTTAATTGACCAGCACTATCAAGAAACTGGTAACATACTTGAGATTGAAGAAGCCTGCGATATGGCAGAATCCTTCTTCGAAAAACAAGCCGATGAGCAGGCAAGCAAAATGCTCAAAGTCAAAAAACTTGCAAACAAGTTTAGCTCTTCGAAGACAGAAGAGCCTCCTAAGGCAGAAGTAAGCCCGACGGTTAGCGAAAAAAGACCGACATTAACGAACGAACTTAGTCAGAATATTCCTAATCGAACAGAACGGCCCATGACGGACCGCGAGCGATTAAAGAAGGCGGCTGAGTTAATTAAATTTACTTAGGAGAAAATTAAATGGGTTTAGATTTAACAAGCTTTGCGCCAGCGCTAAAAAGCTACTACACACGCGATAAAGTCGAGAACATGGTTTACAAGGATAATCCTTTTTTGGCGATGGTTCCAAAAATGGAAGATTTCTTCGGTGCCAACCTTCCAATTCCAATTATTTACGGAAACCCTACGGGTAGATCCGCTGCTTTTGCTACGGCTCAAGCAAATAAAAACAACAGTCTTTTGAAGGCTTTCACTTTAACACGGGCTAAAGATTATTCACTAGCCTCGATCGACAACGAAACTCTCGAAGCTGCTCAGTCCGACAAAGGGGCCTTTATGGAAGCGGCGACCCTGGAGATCAATGGGGCAATGAATTCGTGTGCTAGGTCGCTTGCCACCTCGCTTTTCAGAGATGGCTCGGGTTCGATTGGCCGTATAAATGCCACAGTTTCAGGAACAACGCTGACACTTGTTACTCCTGCGGACATCGTAAACTTTGAAGTCGGGCAGAAAATTCAATTTTCGTCTGCAGCGACCTCTGCGACTTTGCGCGATGCGGGCGAAGCGTTGACCATCACCACAATCGATAGAACAGCTGGCAGCATGGGCGTTTCTGCTAACTTAAACACAATCACAGGCATCACCTCTCAAGATTTTATAAACGTTCAGGGAGACATCGAAGCGAAGGTCAAAGGCCTTGATGCCTGGCTTCCGACGACAGTTTCATCGGCATCATTTTTTGGTGTCGATCGAACATCAGACGCGACCCGCTTGGGTGGGGTGCGATATGACGGAGGCAGCCAACCAATCGAAGAGGCACTGGTAGACGGGCTTGCGCTTTGTGCACGAGAAGGCGGGTCACCTGACTACGCATTCATAAATTATGCTAACTTTTCCAACTTAGAAAAAGCCCTTGGCTCAAAGGTTTCTTATGTGAACCTTTCTCCCGAAGGCCTTCCTACCGTTGGATTTCGAGGCATGTTAATTAATGGACCTAAGGGACCTGTAAAAGTTGTTGCAGATCAAAACTGCCAAGCTGCCGTTTCGTATCTTATTCAAATGGATACTTGGAAACTTTACAGCCTTGGAATGTCGCCAAAGATTCTTGATTCTGACGGCATGAAAATGTTGCGCGAGTCGAGCGCCGATAGTGTTGAAATCCGTTGTGGATACTATGCCCAGCTGGGTTGTAGAGCTCCTGGTTTTAATGCACGGGTAACTCTGGCTAGCTAATAAATAAATGGTGGGGCCTTCGGGCCCTGCTTCTTTTCAAAAGGAGTTATAACATGGCAGATAGATTATTTACAGAAATGCAAGCTCTCGACAAAAGCGTAAAAGTATTGTCGGGCGCCTGTACGGTACCAATTTCAGGTGGAGAAGTTACGAATAACACGATTTTAGGGGCGGTGGTTTCACGAACTGGGACGGGCGCTTTTACAATCACGCTCGCAGACAAATATCCCGAGTTGTTGGGAATTAATATCATAGTTGCAAAGGCAACGGCGCAAGATCTTGTGCCTCAGGTCGTTGCGGTTGACGTGGCATCGGCCAAAACTATCACGTTCAGGCTTTTGACGACGATCACAGCAACAGACGTTACTACTGAGTCCGCAGTGCTTTATTTTACGATAGTTCTCAAAAACTCCACCATAACGCCTTAATTTAAGGAGAATCTCATCATGATCATGGGAGCAGATCCAAAAAAAATGGCATCTTTGATTCTTGTGTCTAAAGGAGCCTCATCGGAGTGGATGAAGGCACAAAATAAAGATGGAATGAGAGAGTTAGCCGAAGAAGATTCTGAAGATCTTTTCTCGAACGAGGAAGGCCTTCAAACGGCTTCAGAAGAAATCATTAGCGCTATCGAAAAGTCAGACGCCGCAGCACTGAGTGAAGCCCTTAAAAGCTTTGTATCAATGTGCGACTATGAATCTCATGGCGAAGATTAGGGAGTCGGGGGGGGGCCTAAAAAATCCCCCTTTTTCTTATGGCAAACTTCACACTTTTACAGCTCAGAGATCAGGTTAGACAGCGTTCCGATATTGTAAGGTCTAACCACATCACCGATTCCGAAATAAACGGATACATAAACGCATCGATTCGCGAGCTTTACGATCTTTTGATTCAAAAGTTTGGCGAAGATTATTTCGTGACGTCCTCAAACCTTTCGTTAATAAGTGGCACGGAATCATACGCTCTTCCTTCAAATTTTTATAAACTGCTAGGAGCGGACCTTGAGCAGTCTAGTGCTGAATTTCTCACACTTAAACCTTTTATGTTTAATGAGAGAAACAGATTCAATTCTAGTTCGTTCAGAAGTGCAGTCGGCTCTGAATCTCTTCGCTACAGAATTCAGGGAAACACTTTATTTTTTCGACCTATCCCCACCAATACGGCAACGGTTCGGGTTTATTATGTACCACAATTTGGCGGGCTCTCTTTGGACGCCGATTTGTGGGATGGATATAATGGCTGGGAAGAATATGTCGTGGTTGACGGCACCATTAAATGCAAAGCCAAAGAAGAGTCAGACGTGAATGTAGAGGCCGCTCAAAAAGGCGCGCTCATCAAAAGAATTGAAGACGTCGCGGGCAACAGAGACGCTGGTCTATCTTTTCGAGTTTCAGACGTTAGAGGAATTAACAACGAACAGGGTTTTGGTTTTAATAATAATGATTAAGTCATTTAAAAAACTACTCTCAGACTCTTCAGATCTTCAGTTTGTTCAGGATAACGTGGACTACGTTTTTCAATCGCTTTCGGTCGAGCCCATGGTTTCGGGTATTTTAATTAAAGACGTTGCGCTAACTACTACGGCGCAAAACATTCAGCACGGACTAAGCCGGGCGTGGCAGGGTTTTTTTGTTACTAAAAGCACCGTTTCAGTGAATGCGTTTTGGGATTCTATCACCGACGACGGTGTGAGAAAGCCATCAACCATTGCGCTCAAGGCCTCTTCGGATGCCTCCGTGGATTTGTATATTTTTTAAGGGGAATCTATGCCTACAAGTTTAATGGGTCTCACAACATCAACTCCCGGAGTTACAAATGACCTGACCGCGGCGACCTCTGAGCAGTCAAATTATCAAGTCATTGATATTCACGATCACTCCTCGATGAAGGGTGCACAGGTTCCTACTGCAGGACTGAATATCAACGCAAATTTAGGCTTTGCTGGGTTCAAGGCTTTCAACTTTTTAGCGGCACAGTTTAGCAATCAAGACAGCC